CAAACTCATTTGCAGGTAATAAAAATGTAATATATCTATTTCCTGATGTTCCTGAAGTGTCTAATTCAGTTGAAGCATCTATAATATCATATGTATGTGATGCACCACCATTGTTCTTCCATGCTTGTAATCTTAAATAAACTTCTGCTGTAACATTACTTATGTTTTTAATTAAAATAGCTTTTGCATTATGAAATGATGCTGCTGCTGGATCTTTAGCAGATGATGTTAGTTTTATAAATTGTGAATTATTAGAAGCAACTGTACCTGCATCTACTTCTTGTTGTATATTAAATTTATCTTTAAATGCTTTTGCAGTTTGGCAATAGTAAGTATCACTACCTGCATTAATTACTAATTGAACACTAGCTTGTTGTCCACCACCTCTTGTATCCTCACTTCCACCACCATTTGAATGTGTACCATATTTTTTAGTAGTGTTTATTAATTCCCAAGCTGCTACTGAACCTTGTGTTATTGATGCCATAAATCTTTTTCTCCTATGTTAAATGATACTTAACTGTGATAGATACACCATAATCATCTGCTGTACTATCCATTCTAAAAAATGCTAAAATTACTTTCCCTGCTGCTACACTTGCACTATCAATAGTCCATTCTGATAAATATGCTTGTTCACTACCTGCATTAGTTACATCACTATTATGTGCTAATAAAGTTCCACTTGTTAATGCTGATGTGCTTCCTGTGTTAAATGTATAACTATATAAATGACATCTTGTTGTTGCAGTAGCAGATGATTCTTTACCTTCTATTGAAAATACTTTATCTATAGAAATACTATCAGGAACATACCATAAAAAAGGAACAAGTAAACCAGAGTCTGTGCTAGAACCATCTGCTGTTGTAAATGATGTTGCAGGTTCTGTTGATGTTCCAAATGTTATATTGTCTTGTAATACTGCACCTGAACTATTTGCAAAGAATGGAATAGGGTGATGTGTATCTGCTACATAATTTGCACTACCTGACACATCTAATCCAAAATAAGCATATTGAGTATTTACATGAGTACCTAATGCTTTTACTTGATCATTAGCTGTATCAACAACAAACTTTGTTGCATCTGCTGCATTTTTAACCATCATAGCACCTACATTATTAGTTGCAGAAGTTACAAGAAGTTGTCTATCTGAAACCTTTATAGATGTATTAGCACCATTACCTGTTTTAATTTGTCTAGCAGTAGAATCAGCACCACTATTATTATTATCAACATATGTTATATCTTTGTAAGTATTTGCAGGTGATTTGCCAGTAAAACTCATAAATTTGACCTCATTTCAATAATATAATATAGCATATTTATTAATTTATAAAACATAAAAATTATCTTAAGTTGTTATTGTTGCTGGTAAAGCTGTTGCCTTCATAATAAAATCAGCATATCTATCAGCAGAACTTCCACCCCATAGAATCTTTGGTGTGCCAGTAGTTGATGCTGCTTTAAATCCTACCCAATACTCATAATCAGTTCCTGCTGTTAATCCTGTTAATGTCCAAGATATTTGAACTGTATCAACTGCATTTCTACCTTGCCCATCATTAACTATAAATTCATGATGAGATGCTAAAGCACTATAACCACTTGTTGCATTAGCAGTAGATAATCCTGCAGCTAAATCACCTAAACCACTAAGACCAAAATGATGTTGTATTTGTACTTGTATTTCTACATTTCCACTTGGTGGTGCTGTAAATGAAACACTAAATTCATCAGTAGGTACAACATAAGATGTTGTTAAATTAAGAGTAGCATGAGTTTCATTTAATCCTATACAAGTATAACCAAGTATCATTCCAGAATATGCTGAATTAGTAGGTGAAAATTCTACACCTGCTTTTTTAGCTATAAAAACACCTGTGTGTGCATCTAATGTTATACTTCCTGCACAATCTATATCAAAACTTGCTTCACCTACTACCAATTCATTCATTCCAGAAACTTCTAATTTATTACTTGAATAGCTAACATCAGATAATTCATTTAATTCAGTTGCACCTGCATCTGTTCCTGTTTGAACAGCAGAACCATTAACATTGATAGCATCAGCATTAATGGTTCCTCTGATTTTTAGTTCTGTTTCAGATATATCAACAATAGTAGATTCATTTCCTATCTTTACATTCTTTAGATTAGATTCTAAATTACTATCTTTTCCTAATAATATAGGATTCTTTCTTTTTCTTTCAAAGATTCTACTTAAGTGTTTAACTACATCTGCTAATCTCATTAGTTATCTGATTTCATTCCTTTAATAACATTCTTAATGAATGTATTAACTGTGTTATCTAACAGATCAATAAAGTATGGTTCTATTGTACTATTCCATACACTTCTAGTTAGTTTCCATTTTGCTAATCCTAAAGTTACAGTAGCACCTACCCAATACCCTGCTGTGCCTACCCAATCTTGTATATCTTCATTAGGTATCTTTTTTAATGCCCATAATACTAAAGCAGATGCTCCACCACCTGCAAATAAATTTAAATTACTTGTTAAAAATTCCATATTAATCAATCTCCTTATAGTTATTTGTTATAAGTTTAATGTTATTGTAAAATGCTTCAATTACTTGTAATCTAGCATCTAGTTCTTCATATACTTCTTTTTTAAAAACTGGTGGATGTGAATCCTTTTCCAGTTTATCAACTCTTGCATTTACCTCATGTATTGATAATTGTATATCTCTTAATGTATCTTCAATGCTCATTCTTTTATACCTAAATAAGTTAATGCTGCACCTATTACTGCATACAATGTCAAGCCAATAGATTTCATGCTTGTTATATTATTTTCTGCTGTTCTCAATCTACCATTAATGATTTCAAGGTGTCTATTATTATCATTTACTTTTTCTTTAATGTGTTCTAAATCACCAGATATTCTAGTTAAGTGTAATGTAATATTATTTCTATATTCTTCTGTACTACCTTTTTTCATTATGGTATTTGTTTTATTAAATTGTTATTTAACCTTACTAATCCTTCTGGTGGATCAGTTCCTTCAAATGTTACCTTTAAAGTGGCATACTGATTTCTTTTTGGTAATATACTTGCACCTAAATCAGCAGATATAGAACCTGCATTACCATGTTTAAATATACCACCACCTAACCTTGACTTTCTTTTGCCAAATGAACCTAGCTTTACTTTAAGTTCCATTGACAATTCTTTTATCTTAATAGAACTTTGTGGTGCTAAAGTTGCTAATGGTACATTAACATTATCACCATTAATAACCATGTTCATACATTTAGGTGTACCATCTTCATTTATATATTTTGCTAATGCTTCAATATGCTGATTTTCAGCTAATGCTTGTGCTTGAACAACAGCATCATATAAACCTTTAGTTAGATGGTCTAAAAAAGAACCTTTTTTATAATTATTTTCCATCAGATTTTGCTGTTGATGATCCTTTACCTATAGAACTATTCAGCATATCTAAAACTTTCATTAAGCCTTCTGGCTTTTCCTGTTTACCTTTAACAGATACAGTATATTTAGCAGAAGTATCAGAACTTCTATTGCTTTCAGAATGATGTGATACTTTACCTTCAAATGATGCTTTCCAACAAGCAAATCCACATGAAGCATTTACTGTTGCACTTGAATCAGTAGAAGATTTAGTAGAACTTTGTGTTGATACTTCCATATTAAATTCAACATCAATACTATCTACACATATTGAAGGAATATTTATAATAGATAACAAAGGAACATCTAGTTTAACTTCTTCTGTTCCATCTTCATAGTTAAATGTTACTGATTTAGTGTTACCACTACTATCCATACCAACTTCAGTAATAAACTGTGCAGTTGTTGATGCTAATGATTTTTGACCTTCAGCAGCAGCTAACAAAGGTGCTGATATTAAGTTTTCTATTGGTAATCCACTAAACTGATTTGCTATTTGATTTGAATCTGCCATTATTATATTTCCTTATTTATTAGTATTTTTTGTTTTCATTTCTTTCTTGCATCCTTAAAAACTTATCTCTTAAACCATTTCCAGATAGTTTAGCTATAACTTCTACTAATGTTTTATAACTATTTTCAATTCCTTTTTGTTCTAACTGCATCTTCTTCTGTTGGTCTATTAATTTTACAATGATAGATTCTACTCTACCAAAACTTTCTCTTAATTCTTTTTGTAACTCATCCTGTATAAACTTGTTTTGTTTCCATATATAAAAACCAAAAGCAATAGAAACTACTATTGGTATTGAATATTGTTCTAAAATTAGTAAGTAATCCATTCACACTACCACCTTGAATACAGTTGTTCCTTTGTTTAACTTTTCATTACTCTTTGCATTATATGCTTCTAATGATGCTTGTATATCATATCCATCACCATAATTCTGTAAATCAACCTTAATTCCATCTCTATTGCCATTGTTATAGAATATATAGCAGTTTTGAGAAGCTCTACCAGCTAAATTCAATGCTTTTTCAGAATAATCATTAGCACCTACCATAGAAGAACTTCTTGCATAATTATCACCTATTCTTGCACTATGTATATGACCAAAGATTACATAGTTAATATTAGTTCCTCTCATCTTATATCTGCCAACCATCTGATTTATTGATGATTCTAGTCCAGTTCTTTTAACTGAACCATTACCATGTAGTATTAATAGGTTTTGTCCTGCTATATTCACTACTACTTCAGTTGGATCAGAATCAATAAAGTTTATATTAGAATCTCTAAATAAATACTTTAATGTGTTATGTATTGTAAAATCATAGTTATCTGATGCCATCATAGTGGACCAACCCCAATCTTTTTTAACTCTTGATTCATTACCAGTAACTGATACAACATTAACATTAAATTCTTCATTAAGATGTAAGATTACTTGTTGTAGTATATCTACTGCTAGAAATGTAGCCTTTGCTCTATTAGTAGCCATAGATAATAGTTCATCTAACCTTCTATCACTATTAAGCAAATCACCAGATAAAGCAACCAGAACATTAGTTACACCAAATGCTTTAAAGTATTTAGTAGCTTTTTCTACAAAGTGTCTGCATCTTGCTGATGCAACCTTAAAGTCATACTTATTGTGTTCCAGATCAACTAATTCATTAAAGTGTACATCACTAAACTGTATAACACCTGCACACTTATTATTTTGTTTATGCTTTTTAGTATATTTGCTTAATTTGTATTTGTCAAAAATCTGTACTAATCTTCTAGTGTATTGACTAACTGCATTTTCTACTCTTGCATATTCCCTAAAAGATTTTCTTTCTATTCTATTTAAATCTTGTGCTGATTGCTTCTGCTTTGCAAGTCTTACATTTTCTTTTACTAATTCTAGGTTTTCTATAGGATAAGCACTTCTACAACCACATACTTTACATTCATATCTTTGTTTGTCATCAAAATATCCTGATTTAATTAATTTATCAGAATGACAATTTGGACAGAACATATGTTATCCTCTTTTATTTAGCAGTACAATTCCTTACTATATTACTTAAATCATTTGCTCTAGTTTTAACTTGCTTTGCCCATAATGAATCAAGCATTTCATCACTTGCAAGTTCCCAGTTATGTTCTTTTAAGTATTTAATGTGTTTTTTAAATTTTGAATAACCTTTGATTCCAAGATTGTAGCACATATTAATTACTACATCTTGTATTTCTTCAGGCATAGAATCATACCAATCAAATGTTTTTCTAACTCTTGATATTAGTTTAGTAAGATTTCTAGCAAGTATTTCTTCAGCTATATCCTCATCTAATTCTAAATCTTTAATAGCAAATCCATATCCTATTGTTGAATAACCTTCTGTATCAACATATACTTTCTTGCTAAAACCTTCATGTTGTTTTATCTGGTCAATCAAATATTGCACTATACTTTCTTTCTAATAGATACTACTGAAACACCACATGCCAAAACTGCTGCATTTGCTGCAAACAATTTATCAGTTGTTGCTTTTCTTATTATAACTGATTCATGTCCACCTAAAGTAAATGTGCCAATATCTGTTCCACCTGATTCTTCTAGTGTTACTAAATGTTCTGTACCAGAATCTGCACTATTAGTTAATCTAACAAATTCACTACTACCTACATTAGATGCTGCACCTGAACTTGTACCTAATGCAGCTTCTGTTGTTACTGGTGTAAATATTATATCTGACATTTAAACTTCCTCCACTTTACAACCTTTTGATTCATATACTTTAACATATTCACCTAAATTGCTTCTATATATTATATTACCATTAGGTTTTGTAATTTTAAATTTACCAGATGATTTCTTTTCTTTTTTAACTTCTTTTTTAACTGTTTTGCCCATCATTACTCCTTGTATGATTTTTTTAAAGTTCCTTTACCAAATCCTGCAAAAGTACCTATATTGCTTGTGCCTTTGCCTTTTTTACCTTGATTAATTCTATGACCAACTTCATTTATATAATCAGTATAAGCCATTTTGCTTCCTTTATAATATGCCTGTTGACCTTTATCAGCATCTTCAGATAAACATAAATTGTTATCAGGGTCTAATTCAACACCAAATTCTTTGTTGTTTAGATTGCCTATATCTTTTTTAGGTTTTGATTTTCTTATAATATTTTTTTTACTTGCCATAGTTTTGTTGTAACATGGGTGGTGTCCAACTCACCACCCATATCACTTATTAAATATCTATTAAGATATTTCTGTATGTATTTCTACACCATGTAAATCAACTAGTTCTGCACTTGCCCAGTAACCATTAGCTACTAAATTAGTTGAAGCACCTAGTTCATTTCTTTCAGTTCTCATTTCTATAAAGCTACCACCACCAAAATCAATGTAGCCACAACCTAGTGCTGTTTTAGCATAAATAGCACCTTTCTTTTCAGTTGAGTCTGAACCATCAATTACTTGTGGTGAAGTATAGAAGTTAATACCAGCAAGACTAGTTACAAATCCAGCTTGTAAAAAACCTTCAGAAGCACTTGAACCTGCACCAAATGCACCATTACTGCCATTTACTGCAGCAACTTGTCCTAATTCATTTGATAAACCAAATGATCCATACATTTGTTGTGGATGAAGAACTGCTGAATATGGTCTTGGTGCATCATTAGTTTCTAATGAAGCTACTGCATCCATAACATCAATCCATCTTAATCCTTCAGTTGAAGTACCTTTACTTGTTGCAAAAGCATCAAATCTTGCACAAATATTTGCATCAAATTCTGCTGCTACTGCATTACCAAGAACTTGACCAGCATTTACCATTAAAGCATCTGAATTACCATATGCTGCAAGGTCTGTTACTCTAGCATTGATGTGATTTCTTAACACCTCAACACTAGTAGCTGCTGTTGTAATACTTGTTGCTGCTACTTCTGTATCCTCATCACCAGTTGCTTCATTTTCTACTGCTGTTACAGCAAGTTTTGAGTAAACTGGGAATTGAACTGTATTTGAGCCTTTAACTGCTGCTGCCATTGAAATAGTAGCTGGAGTAACTGCTGCTTTATTAAATTGAACTATTGCTGATGCTATGGTTTTACCTAAACCACCTGCTGCAATACCTACATCTGTGTTTGCCATAAAACACTCCTAAAATTTAACTGTCTTTCAACTGCTTGTAAGCCTTCATTTTGACAGCTTTATTTAATAAAGTTTGTAGTGTCATCTGCTATTGCTTTTTCTGCACCTTTAGGGTCTTTCATAGCAAATTCTTCCCATGAAGAATAACCACCCATTTCACCTGCTGTTCCAGATGTTGCTCTAGCCTGTGATGCAGATGGTGCATTAACATTTACAACTCTATTAACATAAGTTTCTAGTTTGTTCAAATCAGTTAAGCCATCTGCAATAGATTTGTCAGTATCATCAGTTAGTTTAGACATAAGTGATTCCCTCTTATCAGCTTGGTATTTATTCCATTGTTCTGATTGAGCTTTAAAAGAATCTCTTTCTTTAGTAACAATATCTAATGCTTCTTTTAGCTTTCCATCTTCAACCATTTTAGCTTCTGCTTTAGATTTGTTATCTGCATTCATCTTATCTATCTGTGCTTGAAGTTTGCCAATCTGTTCCATAGCATCATTCTTTGCCTGATTGACCTGTGTAAATCTATCATATGGTACATTTTTTTCTACAGCTTCTGTGCTGTCATTTTTTACTGTGTTGTTATCACTATTGATTTGACTTTCATTTTTATCTGACATTTGTTACCTCTTTTGTGAGTATTTTGCTATTATTTACATTTGTAATATAAATAAACTTTTTAAATTTTATATAATTATTTTTTACCAATCTTTATTGTTTTACTTTTAGGAAACATATTTTTTAATTTGGTATCACCATAATCTTCAGCTTGATCTAATAGATAATTAGCAACCTTATCTGGTAGTGGTCTTTTATCAGATGTAAGCACTCTACCTCTTTTGTTCAATGAATCAACTAATCTACCAAATGTAGTCCAACCTATTTGGAATCCACCAGATGTTGTTCTAACTAAACTATAATCTCTTAATAAATCACCAGTAAGTACAGGTGCTGTGCTATTAGCATACTTTGATGCTTGTCTTTTAAATTTGTTTGCTCTTTTATCTTCACCATATTCAGAAGAATAACCTTTAAACTTTTTGCCATTTACATCTAATGCTTTATCAAATATATGTTCTCTATATCTATCTCTAACTCTTGGTCCTACTTTTAAAAAGAATTTTAAATCAAGCATTTAATTTTTCCTTTGCTTCTTTCTGCCTATGAAATACACTTCCTTCATCACTTGCTATTTCCCATTTATGTCTGCAATTAAATCCACCACCTAATGTTAATACTGATGAACCAAACCTAGATATTATTTCTTTTTGTGTTAATCTTCCAGATGCTGCCATATCAATACATTCAGGTCTTGTCTTTTCATCTACTGGTCCAATATAAACATATTTAGTATTTGCTGGTGCAACTTCCATCATTGAATTAGTAATTGTTCTGGAATATGAATTAAGTGTTGTATTAACTAATGTTTCCATCTGTGATGTAGATATTGATGCACTAGCAACTGATTGTGCTATTACTTCTGCTGGTACACCTGCTAATACACCTTTAGCAACTTCATTCTTTATATGTGCAGCAACAGTATTTATTACTGTAGTATCTAATACTTGTTGATTAAGTGATATATAAGATGTTAGTGTAGATACTGGTATATCTTCAAAACCTATTGTAGATTCTAATACATCTCTATGTGCAACTGTATATAGATTAACTGCTTTACTGATCTTCTTTGTTAATGTATCTGATATATCTAAATCATTTAATGCTGCAACAAACTGTGCATTGTTATCTATTTCTTTTCCTAGAGTAACCAAATCAGCAATCAGTTCTGTTCTTGCTTTGTCTATTAGTTCAGCAATTTGTAGTGATGCTGCATCTATTTTGCTTTGGTCTGCCATTATTCAACAGGTTTAGCCAATGCTTCTAGTAGTCCTGAACCTGCTTCTGGTGTTTCAGATATTGTTTTTCTTTCTTCTAAATGTTCTAATGCTTCTTCTCTAGTAAGATCAGGATTCTTTTGCATCATAATATCAGCAAGGTCTATAATACCTTTAGATAGTTCCCAATCCCATTTATCCCTTTGTTCTTGACTAGATAGTATTTCAGTAGATTCATCAAAGTCAACATCTTCTAAATCTCCTGCATCCTTACCATCTTCAACTGCTACAATCAATCTTTCTAAATCAAATAACTTATATTCTACATCTTTCCATTTAACTACATCAGACCTTCTATCATCTTGTAGTTCCTGATTCCTTAATCTTAATGCCACTCCAGATTCAGCAGTAGTACCTTCAACAAATGATGTTGGTAGGTGATAGTTCTGTGATAGCATCTTATATGATGATTTAATTGATTCATCTAATGCAGGTACAGAATTAGGTGGTGCAACTATACTTATAGTTCCATCAATTCCAAGATAGTTTACCTTATCCTGACCAATAGTCATTTTATCTATATCAATACCACTACCATTAACAAACATATAACCAAATGATTGAAACATTACATTAGCATTCTTGTTTGTTTCAGCTACATTAATAGCAAGATTAGTTTGTATCAAATCAGTTGAAGCATCAGTATCAAGGTAGTGTGCTTCAGGCTTACCATCTCTATAACATTCTACAAATGGCAGCACTCCATATGGATTAATCATTTCTGGATTATCATCTTCAGTATATACCTTGCCATTCCTATCAAAAATAAAATGATGTTCATCTGACCAATAAGCAAACTGTTCTGGTTCAGTATCTAATACTGTAGCTTTCATAGTTACTGGATATATAATTGCTTCTGGCTTTAATGGGTCAGCACCAAATACAGGTTCATAATCAGTTATTATATCATATTCAATACAGCCATAACCATCTTTTTTAGTTCTCCAACAAGGTTTAACAAGCACACCATCAAGTAAATTAGTTATTCTTTCTAATCTTTGCATCTTCATATCTTTATCTATAAAGTAATCTGTAACATCTTCATTGGTATATTGTCTTTTAGGAGCAACCATATATACAAGTGATATTCTATCTATAATTCTTTTAGTTATGTTTATATTGCCAGTAACAACTTTATTAAGTATAGATGCACTAAAGTAATTATCAATGTAACTTCTTGTTCTGCCATTGTAATAATCTAATGCTTTATACCTTGATGCTTTCCATTTGTTCTTCTTTTGTTGATTAACATCAAATCTACTTATCATAACTGCTAGTTTGCCTATGTCTGGTATCATCTATCTTGTACTCCTATAATGGGTTTAGTGATTGGAAAACAATAAGAAATGTAATATCCTAAAGCATCACTCATATGTGATAATGCTTTGTTAGACTTATCTATTTCCCTTGTTCCTTCCTTGTTAGTTACTTGCTCTAAATCTTTTATTAATGTTTTACAACTCTTATCCACCTTGATCTTATTCTTGCTAAACATATTATTAACAGCATTAACTCTATTAATAACTCTAGGATTAATATGATTAACTTTAACTATAAATCCATTCCTTCTAATTAAACTAATATCTGAAAAAGTACTTGAACTGTGTTTTGCACTACCTGTAGCATCTGGATAAGCATAGTAGGTGTTGTTTGGAAATAAACTCTTAATAGTATTACACATTCTTTGTGTAAGCAAATCACCATCACCTGCATCATCTAGTACTACTTCTTTGATACAATGTACTGTACCATCACTTTGCTTTTGGGTAATAATGGCACATTGTGGGTGGACATTAAAGTCAAATCCCACATGAAGTGGCAAGTACCTGTTGTATTTGTATTCTCCTGTATGTAAATCTCTTTTAAATCCATAGTAAGTATTTCCTTGTGTTAAATTAACAAATTCACCATTGATGTATGCTTTAAGTAGTTGTTCATCATAGTTTTCTTTTAATGCTTCTATATATGATTTAGGAAGATATGGATTATCAGTTGTTTTACCATGAACCAACATCTTGCTTGGTGATGCTTGTTCTACAAATAGTTCCCATAAATAACCATATCCTTCTGGTGTACTTGTAATAAACAATTCAGCATCTTCACATCCTCTTAATCTTCCTAATGCTTTTTGTACTGATAATTCAGCATATGCTCTTGTTTCAATATCAAGTTCATCTATACCACAATAAGTATAACTACTACCAACTATTCTTTGTGGATACCTTGTTTGATAAATTTTTATGTTGCCATATGGTGTCTTAAATCTATGTGCAGCAATATTGTATGTATATGGTATTCCATTTCTTTCTAGTATTTCCCTGAATGGTTCTACAAATACTTCTTCTGCTAATGAATAAGTAGGATATAATATTAATCCATTAGATATACCATCTTTATTTTTCTTTGTAATAAGACAATAAAATACTTTAGATAATAAGCTAAATGTTTTACCTGATCCAAAGCCACCAACATATCCAGATATTCTGCATTTATTCTTATTAGTTAAGAACTCCCATTGTGATGGAAAGTACTTATCTTTCTTTAATGTCATTACATTACATTTCATCAAATACAATATCCTCAATAGGTTTAACTATTTCAAACTCTTGCTTTTCAGTATATCCTCTATCCTTACCTTTAGTTTTTAAGAAAAATATTATTGCTGTTGTATCACCTTTGTTTATCTTTTGTAATAGTTGGTGTTCAACATGATCAACTAAACCATCAGCTACAGCATCACAATCTTCTTTAAATTTATCATCTTCTTTTTGCCAAGCATAGAATGTTGCTCTTGATATGTTAGCTGCTTTACAACTTTTGGATATATGACATAGATTATCATGTAATGCTTTTAAGATAACTTCTTTTTTAAGTTGTATTTTGTCTGATTTGTTTAGTTTTTTAGGCTTTTCCACATTCATAATATAACCAATTATATGAAATATAAAATAAGAAAATTATACTATTTAGAACAAAGTTTCCTGTTTTGTTAAGTTATCTATTCTTTCTTTTGTCTTGTTGTAGTATTCTTCATCTATCTCTATACCAACTAAATCTACTCCAAAGTAATGACAGGCAACAGCTATACTACCTGAACCTAAATGTGTGTCTAATATTTTTTGTCCTTTTTCTGCATAGTTATGTAGTAGCCATTCATATAGTTTTACAGGCTTTTGTGTTGGATGAAATCTTGCTTTATCTTGTGGTGCAATTTCAATCCATTTTGCATTTTTATTAAAACTTGCCCAAGCATATTCACACATAGCCATAGTAAATTTTTCACTAATTGTTAATTTTCTCCATATTAAAAAACATCTATTAGGTGGTAAATCAAAATAATTCCCCCCCCATATAATCTGATTTTTAGATACTCTAAACAACTCATTAAAATATTCTTTTGTTGGTGCTAAATCCCATTGTTTAATTTTTGTTCCATATTTTTCTGCCCAAGTTCCACCTGTCCTGTGTGTTTTATATTTTTTTGATCTTCCACCTGACAAGTGTCCATTAAAACTTTCTTCTTTATACCCACCTTTTTCAACTGCTCCTCCATAAGGTGGATCAACAATAGCCAAATCAAAGTGATTATCATCATAATCTTTCATTACATTCATACAATCATCTAATATTAAATCTATCATAGTTTAAATACAGTTATTTTAGTACATGGATTATTATCTACCCAATGTTTAGATGCAGATATGTTTATTATTTGACTATCATCTTTCCATATACCACAGTTAGTTAATACATCACAATACAACTTAATATAATTATCTATATCTGGTTTTTGTATATGTAATATTGGTGCTTTTGCTTTTACTATTTTACTATTCTTTCCAGTACCAAAGTGTACTTTAGGTCTTTGTATATTAAAATCAATTATCATAGATACTGGACCATCTGTATAGAAATCTTTACATTGTTTTATAATTAAGTTCTTTATTCTTGTTTTATCTTTGCTGCTTGGATCATATACAACAAACCTACTATGTCTATGTCTTTTCTGTGCAACAGGATTTTCTTTTATTTCAAAATGTATTTTATTCATAATGGCAAATGGGTACACCAGCTAGGGATATGTAGTATTAGGGATATACTAGGGAGTACTGATGCACCCATATTGTTTCCTCTCATAATTTCTTTTCTGGTAATATTAATGCTGAACAGCATACACTATCACCTTTAATGTTATATTGATTATAAAAACTTGATTCATTACACTTTTCACAATAACCAATAAAATGTCCTGTTGTAGTTGTTTTATAATTAACAGCAGGTTTTTTAGTATTAACATTCCAATCCTTTTGATTCTTCAACCATTTCTTTAATCTTCTTTTAATATCAAATGTTTGTTGCATTTCAAACTTCATCTTCTTACCTGCTATATTCTTTTCTGTCCAGTAATTACAAAAATCATCTATTATATCAGGTGCTACCATTGGTGTAATTTTTAAACCTTCAGCTAAAACTTTATTGATAAATTCCTGTTCTTTATTTTCATTATTATTCATTATTATATCATTATTGTTTGTTTCTGATTGTTTTCCAGTTGTTTTCTGTTTGGATTCTAATTGTTTTCTATTTGATTTCTGATAATCCTGATAAGTATCATATTTTATTATAGTTATCATAGTTGCTAGGTTATTTGTTTTTATATCTATCATTTTATCATTTTCTAGTAATAATAAAAATGCTTTTAACTTGCTTGATCCCCAATTAAATACTATCTGTAATTTCTTCTGTGAAGTTATAAAACTTCCTCTTTTAACCTTAACTAGCTGATTGCCAATTACTACTTTATTTTCTTTATGATTTGCTCTTAACAGCATATATATAAATGCTTCAAATCTGCTATAGGTCCTGGATTTAGTTAGTATTGGATTATCTAATATTCTTCTATGTAATGCTATATATCCCTGATTCATTTTGTTCTCCTTAATATATAAAATTTACTATTGATGCTATCACTTTCCACCAAAACCAAAAACAAGCACCTATTAACATTAACTTTATAATACCCTCTATTTGTATGTATTTCATTTATTTACCTCATAAAATGCCTTTGCAAAACCTTGTGGTGTCATACTTCTTCTTTCTAATCTTGTATATTTACCAAAATATTCAGGATGTATGTCCTTGCTTTTTAATCTATCAAATTTAGGCATATCACATTTAATTGGATTTTTTTTTGGAAAATTAAACCAACCCCATAAGCAAGTTGCCTTTTTATAATTATCACCAAAATCATATGGATTAAATTCATAACATGGTTTACCTATAAATCTTTTTAATAATCCTTTTGGATTTTCTAATGCCCAAAACTTTAATGTAGTTGTTTTAGCATAAGGACTTGGTATATCATATTGACATTGTGCTATAATATTTAAACAAGCATTAACTATTTCATATGCACTTTTTAAATTTCTTGGTTTACCAGTTGTTTTTGCAAAACTAAATTGGTCACATGGTGGTGCTGCAAGTATTCCATGTACATTTTTTGGTGGTACATAATTTCTTACATCATTATCAGGTAATGTAATTAATCTAACATCATAACCATTTTCTTTATATGGTTTACTCCAACTGCCTGTACCACCACATAAATCTAATATTATTTTATCTTTATTAAGCAACATTCTTTAAAACCATCTATTTTGTTTGATTTTCAATGCTTTCTTCTTGTAATATGCCTTATTAAATTCATTTTCACATTTAGAACACCTAGATTTAAAATATGTACCTACTTTTCTAAATTTTTTTTGTTTCTTTTCTTTTTTACAAGCTATACAAGTTTTTCTAAAATTTTCCATTTAAATCCTCCATTGGTATTGCATAATATTCCTTATTATTTTCATTTTTATTATTATATTTAAATTTTTTATAATTTTTATTTTGTATTAATCTTTGCATATATAATATAGATACTTTCTTTCTAATCACTCCATCTTTGCCAAAATCCCAATGTATCATTAAATAAGTATTTCTTTTTTTATTCCAATGTAAATATGCTTTGAAATCCTTTATTTTAAATTTAAAGTGAGGATATGCTCTTCCTTCATTTATATCATCTTCAGACCTACCAGATGCACCAGTTTTTACTTCAACATATATTGGTGGATCAATATATATTTTAAAATCTGGTTTACTTCTATCAACTTCAGGCATGGACATTCTAGTTTGTGCATCTATTTTTCCATCTAATCCAACTTTTTCATATTTTAAACCTTTGAGTTTAAAGTATTCAACTGCAATATCCTCACTCCATGTAAACTTCATTCTATCTTCTATTTTGTCTTTAAAACTCATTAGTTATTAGATATATAATGTAGAATTGCTTTAGATGCTACTTCTGCTATTCCTTTATCATTTTGTGCAGCATACACCCTTAATATATGATGTATGTCTGCATCTATAGCTATAACTCTTGAATTTTTAGCTTTTTGATTTACTTTTGCCATTTTTTAATCCTTTCCCATAGATTTAATGCTTCTTCTATGATTATATCACATAACATTACAAATGAAAAGAATAATATGAATCCAAAAATACAAAATATTATAAATTCAAAGTTCATAATGGCATCCCTTCTAAATCTTCTTGATATGCTTTTTCAGACATACCACCAGATTGTCTTTTAGGTTTTGGATTTCTTCTTTGTAGTTCTTTTTCAGCTTGTTCTCTTTGATGTGCAACCTTGCTGTTTTTAGCTACCCAAACAATATAATCTTCTGGTATTTTACTCCATTCTTGTCCATTATGCTTACCAAAAGTTATAATGTTTTTAACAAGATCAACATTATCATCACCAAACTTATCCTTAACATCTTTAAGTGTAGGTGGATTAACAGCATTGTGCATCATATCTACAACTTCTTTATTTGGTTTAGATGTAGGTTTAGATTGCTTTTGTTGTGTTAATGCAGTTTCAAGTTCATTAGCACTACAAAATTCAGAACCAAAGAATCCTGCACTTGATAAACATCTACCTATTGCAGAAGTTTCACAATTTTCTAATGCTGAAGTTGTGTTAATTTTATTTGAACCAACTTCTTCCATAGCATGTCCAGAATATGTTTGACTACCAATTTTAAGTGTTGCTTTTATAATTACACATCCACCTTCAAATTGTACAAGTTCTGTATCTATGCTGTAGTTATTTTCATGCTTTTTTATAAGCATATTCATTCTTTCTACTACTGTGTAGTATTCTTTACCATGTATTGATACTGGCATTTGACTTTCTCCTTACCTTATTTAAATTTATTTTTCCCTAATACATAGCCATTTGCTATATATAAATATAAAAAATAATATTATTATAATCAAGTAAATAATAATTATAAAAGAAAAAGCCACTAATTAAAGTGGCTTCATCTTCTCTATGGACTTTATAAGGTAAGAAGGAGGATAGAGTTCTTTTTATATTTGCTCTACTAGTGTTAAGCTAACATTATATAAATTTGGTGATTTTTGAGTAATTGTATAATCTTTTTGCATCCTAACAATAGCAAATGATTCAGGTGAAAATACATCTTTATTTAGCTGTAATACCATAGGTAAATGACCACCCATAGTTTTATTAACAACATTTGTATAGAAATCTAAAGCATAGTTAATATCATATAAACTTTCATTACCATCTAATCCAGAACCAGTAGCATGATTATCTTGTGGCTTCCAACCAAAACTATTTAACATTGGATTCTGATTCATTACTTTATCTGGTGCAATACTATCAAAGCTGATCTTCCAAGTTCTTCTACCACTTCTTCTTTGAAAATTATCACCTCTACCTGTAAATGGTTCTGATAATCCAAATGGTTCTGTGATCCAGTTGCTTGGTTTTGTCCAGTTAGCTGTTGATACTGTCTTTCCAGATAATGTTTGTTTTTGTTTTACACCATAATCAAATTTTGTTTGTGTATTTAAAGAACAATTAATAGGAAAATCAAAATATTTACCCCATAATAAAGAACCACATAATATTGGTGATTCATCTATATCTTCTACATCAAATGTGCATCTAAAAATATTATCATTATTATTTCTTATAGGTCTTGTGTCTGTTAATTCCATTAATGACCATCCATCATATTCTGGAATACCAAATGGTGCATAGTTTACTAAATTAGCACTATTTATTGGATCTGCATCATTATAGCTTCTATCCATTATTTGTGGCATAATGCCTGAATTAGCAGATGCAAGATTATGACCTAAAACCATCATATAATTAAAATTCCATAAATTGTTTTCAAACATATTACTATCATCATCATTTGGATTAATTTTATAATTTAATTGTATTTTACTTGATGTTCCATTTTGTGGTATTGCAATAGTTTTACTTGGATCAAGTTGAATTAAACTAATTAATTCTTCATCACTTAATACATCTCCATCTGACCTATACCAATCTAATGCACCATTTGCATATTGCCATAATGGATATGATGTATATAATCTTGGTATTGTTGGTGTTTGGTAATATGAATTTGCCATCTATTTCTTCCTTATATCTGTAGTAGTTATATATTTTCTATTTTCTTTATCATATGTTGTTTTTATATGATTATATTTATATTTGTTATTTACTCCATCATAATCTATATTTTCCCAATCTCTAGTAATATATGCCCAATCTTGTTCAACACCATCTGTTGTTCCAGATTTTTGTGTTCTGCTTAATGTGTTCCATAATTCAAGATTGCTTTTATTAACAAATAGATTATAACTATTTAATTCTTTATCTACTATAATACATTTAGTTATTAATGCTCTACCTCTATAACTAAATAAATCTGTAAGAATTTCATCATCATGTGTAAGTTTAACTATAATAACTTTATTACTACCAGATTGTACTAAATAATTACTTGGTAATAATTTATTAATATTCATTGTTCCAATATATTTGATTTCTATAGCTTGATAATTAATATCAGTATCTACTGATACAACCTTTTTGCCTATATTTAAATTACCATTATATGTTTTTTTACTCATTATTTGCACCTAATGTAATTATTGTGTTAACCATATTAACTAAATCAACAACATCTACAGCACCACCATTAACATTACCTCTAGCAAGTTCAGCTTGTGAATAATTATCTGTTAAAATCATATTTACTAATGCTACTAAATCAACAACATCAATAACACCATCACCATTAATATCAAAATAAGGTATTTCTATTCCATTATGCTGTGTTGCATATCTATTATAGTTCCAGTTTTTAATTGTAGGATATGTTGTATTATATTCATTCATACAACCTAATACTTCATATTCACCATTAGGGAAAACAAAACCATGATTGCCATCAGTACCTAAATAATGTAGCTGTACTGCTTTGATTCTAAAATCATTTGCACCAATGTTAGTTTCCATTATGATCCATAATGGATAAGTAGGCTGACCAGCAGCATTATCAACTACACTATAATCTATATTAAATATCTTTTCTTTTTTAATTAATGGCAAATGAATTATTGTACCAACTGACATTTCCATATATTTTAATGGTAGTGTCATTTCTATTTGATTGTGTGGATTACAATTATTTAATAATGTATATCTTGCAAAATTTTCAACTGTTCCTGTATCAACATGGTATCTTAAATTGATTTCTTTATGTGTATCACTAGATGTAAGATTATAATCATCAAATCCAGTATAGCTTGGCATTATGTTAGATATAGATTTTTCTATATACATTGGATAATTGTTTTGACCATTATCATATCTATAAAAGAATTTTCCTGATGTAAGTATATCTTCTCTTTTGCTTTGACTAAACTTATATGCTATAATATCTTTAGTATCAATTATAATATCAATATCATCATAAGTATATGATTCTTTTATTGTAATTAAACCAAACCTGCCATCACTTGAAAATCTTGGATATGATTTAGATTCTTTTAAAATATTTTCTATTAATTTTTTACCATCAGTTTTTTTATCTATACTGAATCCCATCTTATATGCAGAATGTGCTTGTCTTGATACTTCTATAGAATCAATATCATATTGGTTATAATCTGGTATTATTGTTTCATTTCCTTGTACTTGATTTTCATCATACTTTGCATATCCCATTTCTGTTGTTAAAATATTCATAACTATATCTGATGGTTTTTGTATAATACCTTCTGTTGATGTTTCTTGTTCTTCTATTTGTTCAACACCATGTAAAAACAATAAATTATTTCTTAAATATTCTATAGATAATTCACTTCCTTCTAAATATGATAATCCACCTGCAAATGGATAATAAGTTATAAGTTCATCAATATTTGAATAATCTACTTCTGTAATATTCAACCATTGAAGATTGTTATAAACACCTTGATGTAATTTTTTCATAAAATTATAAGAAAAATTATCAAAATGTAAATATAAATTATCAATCCAATCATCTAAAGTATTAATATCATATGAACCAACAGAAGTAACATTATATAAATTAAATATAGTATAATAAGTAACATCCCATATTCCACTTGTTTCAACAGGTAAATGATAAAGTGTCAAACTATATTCTACATTACCACCAGAATAAGAAAAATCAGTAAATTGGTCATAATCTTGTCCAGCATAATATGTATATGTATATAAGTGTTTAGTTAAAGGTCTAGCCATATTCCAAAAAGAAACAACATGACTTACTAATGGGCTATTAGCTAACCAATAACTTGGTGAAACAGCTTGATTAACTTCATAAGCATATTGTACAGCATTGAAAGTTTGTAAAAATTTTAATGGTAACAAAGCTAATCTTGCTATATAATTTTTAAAAAAATACATTGATTTATGAAAAGGACTATCATCAAAGTTTGAAAGATTTTGCATATCTTCTATTGTAATATAATTACCTAAATTATGTCCTGTCCAATCATATGCAGGACTAAATAGTTCTTCTAAAAAATATTCAGAATTAGAAAAATTTACAAAATTATTTACAAACTCATTATTTTCTTCAACACTTGCAGTATTATTGCATGATAATTGTTGCTCTATTGGATTATCAGGATTATAAGCTAGTTGGTCTGCAAACCAAGCATCATGTGCATTTTTAAACCAATATTGTAATATAATATATAATATTCTTTCATCCATCATAGTAAAAGTTCCATCTTCACCTGCTCTAATATCAGTATATAAAATTTCTTCTGGTTCTTCTGTAATATCTATTTCTGGAACAAAGCTATAATCCATTTGTGCTGTGTAAAACTGATTTCTCCTACCAGTTATTGAAGCATATATTTCTTCTTGTTGTACATCTTCAACTAATACTGATTGTAAAAAACCAATATTATTCATTCTTAAACCTTGTTGATATGAATTTACATTTTTCCAATAAGGTGGAAAATACTCATATATTGCAATACTTCCATGTGAATTAGCTTCATTTGATAGTACATTACCAAATGCACCAGTATCACCATAATATAAACCATTAATAGTTTTCCATTGTTGCAAATTGTTTAACCCATTGTTATATCCAACACTTCCCCAGAACTTACTTGATCCATCTGTATGTAAATTTTTATCTAAATATATTGGTGCATTTTCATAAACATTAATATTATCAACCAAAGTATTTTCTATTAATTCTGGTTCATCATCATCTATAAAATCTTCTGCATCACCAATATGGTCATCAGTTTGTGATAATAGAGCATTTAAAATACATTGATATTTAACTTGTGCTGATAAATTACTTCCTAATAAAGGTGTAACTAAATTTTTCCAAACATCTTCTGCTATTGGTGCAACAAAAAATCCAGTTTGTTCAGCTTCATCAGGTAATGATGTTGCATTTGGTGTATCTGCATTTTCATCTTCATTCTGGTATAGATTATAATCAGCTAACATAATTGTATTACCAACTCTAATACCATCAATTCTATAAGTTAATAAGTTGTTACTTATACCTTCATCTAATTTTAATACTATCCATCTTCCTGTAGCATAATCACTATCTGATGGATAATTTTTTAATCCTGTATCAAAATTGTCATTTAAACTTTGTATAGTATCACCACTTCTATACCATACATTGTCTTTATTACCATGATTATGTACACTTTCAATATTTTCAAATTCAGTATTAGTAATATCTTCTGTGTTAAGATCAGCAACATCTAATATACTTCCATCAGAAGCATATGCTGCTTTTACTTTTCTTTGAAACAATCCATTAACTGACCATAAACCAAAATCTATATTAGTTTGTACTGCTGATTGCAATTCTGGCAATAAATAATTTCCTGTTGAACCATTAGAATTAAATACAATAAACTTTGGCATAAATTGATTATGAAATTTTAAAGTATTACCATCAACTTCATGTTCCCAAATTATATAATCATTTGAAGATTTTATATATAAAGTATTATTATAGTTATTTGGCATAGAATCTAATAATGAAGGTATTTTAGCTGTTTTATGACTAGATGAAGTTGGCTGTACATCAAATAAAATATTAAGCATTCTATCACTACTTTGTTCCAAATATGGCAAAATAGGTGCTTTATCTACCATACCAAATGTCATTGGTACAGTATTTGTGTCTTTTTTATATTTTTCTAATACTCCATCTTTTATATTTTGGTCTAATTTATCTATAGACATATAAGGAACACTTTTATCTGCTATTTTAATTTGTGTTCTATCTTCTATTGTCAAATCTATTTTAGTATCATTAATATTTATTCTACTTATTTCACCTTCAAATATTAATGGCATATCATAATCTGTATTATCATGTGTATTTATAGTAGTAGTTGTTGGTGATTTGTAGAAAAGTTGTAATGTGCTATTAATAATGTTTGTTGGCATATATTCAGATAGCTTTGTGTTTAAATCATAATGATTAGCTAATGTTACTCTTAATCTATTTATTTTTAATTTTTTACTATCAAAATCAGATGATACTTTAACATTTGATACTTTATCTATACATGGAAGTGGTATTCTATCTGTATTATCTGGCACATTAAAGATTGTAGTTCTTCTTATAAACTTTTCAGTATCTAATGCAAAATAATATGCAGTACCACCTGCAACTAATCTTATTATAGGTTTTAAAACTTGATTAGTATCTATAATATCTTGTTTAAAATATTTAGAAAGATTAATCAAGTGATTCTCCTAATCTTAAACCTTCTCTTATAGATGGGATTATGCTTTCTTCAACAAAAGTATCTGTCATTATAGGATTTGATATATTAAGAACAATATTTTGTCCTGATCCTGTTGCTTCTTCATTTACACCTAATGGTGTTACATCAACTTGTTCTCTACCACTTGGATTATCACCTACTAAAATTAATTCTGGACCTGAAGTAGTAAAGCTACCACCAGTAGCAAAACTTTTAATAATACCAACTTGTTTCATACCAAAAGCAAATGCTGCTGCACCTGCTGCTGCACCTAAAGCTGGTCCAACTATTGGTATTCCAGCTAATGCTTTATATGCTCTACTTGCCATAGCTGCTGCATCTGCTGCTGCTTCTTTAATTTTTATTCCCTTGCCTGTTATAAATGATTCTGCAATCATATCATCTTTTTTACCTATCATCTTCAAGATGCTATCAGTAGTTTTTTTATCAGCTTTTTCTTCTTCTAATTTATTTTCTGCTTCTTTCTTTCTTGCTAAAGCCATCAAGTTTCTATCTTTTAACTGTTGAACAGTTAGTTCACTATGCTTTTGCATTAATTCATTTTCTTTTTCTTGTGCTTTTGCAGATTCTTCTTGTGCTGCTAGATATGAATCAAAAGATTCTTTTGTAGTTTCCATACTATCAGGCATCTGTGCTAATAATTCTAATAATAATAAAATACTGTTATTCCAATTTGAAGTTTCTTCATTTACTTGTTGAAATTGTATTGGCATTTCATCAAATGGTGTCATCATTTCTGATAAAGACATAGTGATACCATCATAGTTTTGTTTATTATTTTCTAATTCTAAAGTTAAATTTCTAAACTCATTTAAAGCATTTTGTGTAGATTCAGCAGTTCCATCTAGTTGTACTCCAAATTCTGCTAATTCTTGTAAAATTTGTGTTTTTGTAAATCCAGAAACAGCATCTGTATAATCTTTATATTTTGCTGTTGCTTCATCAACAATAGTAACCTGTGCATTAATTCTTGATTCTAATTCATCTTGCCAAAATACTAAAGATTGAAAAGATTCTGCTGCATTTTTAACAACATTTGCTAATACTATTATAGCAGGTGCTAAAACTTCACCAACAGCTTCACCTGCATCACCTAAAGCATTCCTCATTTGGTCTAAAGTTCCAGCTAATGATGTTGCATCTGCTTGTGCAGTACCTGCAAATTGATCTGCTATAAATTTAATACCTTCACCTGCTTTTAATGCTTCTGGTGTTAATGCTCTAAATGCAGGAGAAAGTTTTTCACCAAGTTCACCTGCCATACCACTTAATGTTTTTGCTGTATTCATTACAGCACTTTCAAGTGTCATTCCTGTAGCTGCTGCTAAATCCACTGATGCAGATATTGTATCTTCTATTTGATCTTGTGAAAAACCTAAACTTGCAAGATATGCTTGTTGTGCTATTATTGCTTCATCACCAAACCTTGTAACTTCTTGCAAAGCACTTGCCTGTTTTAGTAAGGCATTGGTCATATCACCAGCAGCAAACCTTAATTTCTTTTCAGCTTCTTCTTGTTTTGCAAATAATTCAACTGATGATTTTATTCCAGCTAATAATGCCTGTGTGCCAAAGTATGCTGCTGCTGCTGCACCTGCTTTTTTAGCAAGACCACCAAGTGAAGCATTCACACCTTTAATTTGCTTTTCAGATTGTTTTGCACCTTTGGTCTGTATATCAATTAAATATTTACTAGAAGCCATTAATCATTCCTCTTGTTAGATTGTTCTATATTGTCTATTTCATTTGCTATTTCTGTATAAATATCAAACTCATTTGCAGGGATTTCTTGTATTGATGGGTATGGTGGAATATTAAATTTCTTTGAAAAATTATATTTCTTAATATAATCTTGTATGTCAGTATCAATTAAATCATATGTATTACAAAAATAGAAATGTTCTATATATAAAGTTTCACCTAAAGCACCAACATTTTTATTGATGAGTTCTTCATAGCATGTTTCAAGTTCTGTATAAACATCATCCATATCTTTAAATTCTTTCTGTGTTCCAGTTACAGGTGATAATGCTATATAAGGAAAATCAAAACCATTATAGCCTTGATTTGTCAAACTCTTGTATGAAATCCATATATTTATTAAAAGAAGTATTCTATCTATACTTTTTTTTTATTCTGCAAATTAATGATTTCTAATGCTAAAGCATAGATTTCTGCATCAGTTAGTTCATTAATCTGTTCATCAGACATAACAGTAGATTTTTGTATTATTTCTACTGATACAGGAAAGTATCCATTTTCTTCTATATACTTCTTATTATTTAATTTATGAAATAAAACTCTTAACTCTTTTCTATCATCAAGTGTTATAGTTTTTAAATCACATTCAAATTCAAAATCATCACCTTTGATTTTTACCTTACTATCCATATTCTTCTTACCTTATTTTATTTCTTACATATCACTTTCATCTTCACCACTATGTACAGTTATTTTACAGGCTTCTGTTGAACTGTTTTGCACACATTCAAATGGTAAAGTATGGAAGATTCCATTTTCTGATATATCTTGTGATGGGTCACCAGTATATTGAATCTCACAATTAATATTCATTTCACCTGATGAACTTACTGTGCCATCACCTGAAACCAATGCTAATGACATTGTATCACCATCAAGAAAATCTTGAATTACATTATTACCTGAACCATAATCAAATTCATCATCATATTTAATTGTAATATCACCAGTAATTGCATATTCTGGTAAAGCATATGCTTCTGCATTTCCATTAGAATCAAAACCAATTCTATTAACACCATTTGCAATATTTAAATTAAATGATTTTAAAACCAATGCTTGTGTAGTATTACCTTCAACATCTAATGTTTTAGTAGTCAAACCACCAATATTAAAATAACTTGATTCAGGTGCTACCCATGTACCATCAAATGTTTGTTCTAAACATGAAGAAGTTGATACAGGTTTTGAAAATCCAGAAAAATAGTTACCACTCATAGTTAAGTTTCCACCATTAGTTCCATAATCCCATGCTAATGCTAAATCTGAAACAACATTACCACATACTTTAATACCTTCACCAGCAGCAGGATAATATGCCAAATTTACACTATGTGGCAAACCACTTGAAATTGTAGCACCAACTGAAGTTTTATTACTAGAACCATCAAATTCTATTTCATAAACTGCATTACTTCCTGATGATGATTTAGAAAATTCTTGACCAACTAATATTAAATGTTGAACTAATAATTTAGGTGTAGCAATCATTTCAAATGGTGTAGTTACAGTTCCACCTTGCATATTAATAACTGTATCTGCTGCATTTTTAACAGTTCCTCTACCTGATAATAATCTTGATTCCCTTGTAATATTAAATGTAGGTTTAGAAGCCTGTACTACAGGTAACTGCCTATATGCTGTTCCATCATTTCCAGATGAATCAATACCTACACCAAATCCATTTGATGAAGTTTCTGCTTTTATACCTATTTTAACATCACTAATAGGAAGAACTCTAGCATCTGCCATTATTTATCTCCTTTAGTATTTTTTTTAGTTTTTTTATTTATTACTTTTTTTACAATGTTCCAACCTATTAAAGTATTGCCTAGAACATCATCTATTTCAACAGATTTGCCCTTTAAAAGGTCTTTTCTATCTTTTTTACTAGTAGGTATAGCTTGTGCTTGTAACCTGCTAAATTTTTCTATTATTGCTTTTACTTTCATATATCTCCTTATGCTACATTCCCAAAATGTGTTCCAGTTAAATCCCATTGTGCTACAAAGTAATCTTCATAACCTTCTGCTTCTACATCTAGTTCTAAAGTATTCAAGCTAACATTAACAAGTTTTGTAGAATCTGCTAATGTTAAAGTTATGTTATCATGCACTAATGCTTCTAATATACTTACTTGGTTTAATACATAATTCTGAAAATCTGCATTCTTTCTATCTAAAAAATAGTATTGTACTTCTAAATTAAATTCTCTTACTTCCATATGTGTTGCTTTATCAACTTGTGTTGATCCAACTGGTTTTATCTTAATAAACTGATTAGCTTTTGTATCAAGATAATCATTGCTAAATACTGGACATTTCATTTCTGCTTTAATTTTGCTCATTAATGCTGTTAATATGTTTTTCCAGTTGTTTGTATAGGTAACTGCCATTATCTAACCATATCTATAGTAAAATTGCTTTTATTTGTTTGTTTAACATGACTTCCATACACTTCTATATACCAAGTTGAGCCATCACCCATAGATGCACCTTGAAACCTACCATATATTCCACTATGTATATGTTGCAATCCACCTGTAATAACTTCTGCATCAGATGTTTTACCATGTAGCTGATCATTACCATAATAACTAACAGTAAACTTTCCAGTTCCATATGCACCAGTAGTATGTTCTTCTATTTTTAATAAATCATATTTTTCACCATGATATTCACCTTCTATTTCTACTAAATCCATAGTTCCTGTAACAGTTCTATATAAAATCTTTCCTTTTTTATCATTTGCATCTATTTCATTTGATAATTTATAAATACCATCATTTAATTTATCAATTAAACCTGTTCTTTCTGAATTAGTTACTAAACTATAAAAATAATCAGCTTCTTCTGATGCACCTTCTTTTGCTCTAATAAGATTTGATGCTGCTATATAACATACTGATTTAATTATAATTGCATCATATTCTTCACTTATTGAAATTGGATTTGTATTTATATCAACTTGCTTTGATTTTTCTATTGGTGTTGAATATCTTGCATCTATATAATTATGAAGTTCTAATGAAGCATCTACTAATGCTTGTTCTAAAAATGAAGTAAAATCTACACCTACTTCAAATACTTGTTCATTTACTGTAGTTGATGAATAATTACTGTTATAATATTCCACTTGATTTGTATCACTATTATAAAACCATTCACCATTGGAATCAACTGCACCTGATGTTGATTGTGCTGCTGCTAATTCTTCTCCATTTACAAATAATTGTCCAGCATATCCAGAATCCCTAAACAAATGAAGATTCCCAGATGTTAGAGTTGGAAATATTTGTGTTTTAGAATCAAAATCACTAACTCTATTAAAATATTTTGTAAGGTCTGCTATACTTGCATATTTAAAATCTGAAGCCATATATTATATCCTTATGTTAATGCTACTACTTGTATTTGTGATTTGCTTTTTTGATTTACACTTCTTGCACCAACTTCAATTATAAAGTTATTACCTTGTGAACTAAAGTTAAGTCCACCTGCATGAGCAGAATATGTTTGACCATATACTTTAAATTCAGCTGATAAAAATGGTGCAGTCCATTCTGTGTGTCCTGTAACATAATCAATCTTTCCTACAGCAACACCATTGTGTAATAAATTGCCATTACCATCATCTATTAAAAAAGCATCTGTATTTGTTAAAGTTTGACCAGTTTTTGGGTCATCAATAGTTTCTAAAGCTAATCTTGAAGCAGGTCCATACATAATACCATCAGTACCTGATGATACTAAACTACCTAACACTTGTGGAACACTACTTGATTCATCAGGGAATCTGCCAACACCAAATGGTGTAGTTCCAGATGCAGGTGCAGATATACCAACTATTGTTTCACTATGATTAGATTTAGATGTTATTCTAATATCACCATTAACAATGCCTATTGTAGCACCTCTATTCTTTTGTAAATCTGTTCCTGTTCCAAAATTACCATCTACAAATGTAAATGTATCATCTATGGCTGCTTGTATTTTAGGTATTACAGCATTACTAGAACCATTCCATGTTGTATCTGATGAATCAGTTGTAAATGATATTGTAGCTTCTGTTGCAGTTGTATCTTTACCATCAGCATTATACTCATCTAAAACTAAATCAAAAGCATATGCTGTACTTGCAGCTAAACCAGTTTCACTAGATGCTTTAACATTTGATAATCCCCAATCTAAATATCCACCTTCACTATAAAATGGACCAATAGCAACACTACCTGGTACAAGTCCATCAATTAAACCATCATTTGTTCTACCTTTAGAAAAGAAAGCACCAGTTTGTTTAAAAGAACCATTAGTTGTAGTTACACATTTGCCAACATCATATCTTAAAAGTCTATTATGAAATGCCCATGTAATATTTGTATCATCTGATACTGCTGCTGCTGTACTGCCATCTAGACCTCTTTGAACAGTTAAATCATTACCAGATACTGATATGACTTCTACAATTTCTGAACCTAATCTTAAAGTATCACCTGTTTTATATTGACTTCCATCATCTACAGTTATAGATGTTGTAGTTGCTGCCACACTACCATCATTAACAAGTTCTGCTGAAGAATCTGTAAAATCTGTAACATTAACATATTCATTACCACTATTAATATCTTTAGGTTCTACTCCTATATCACCATTGTCAGAATAAGCACCAGATTCTACATTACCTGCTGTTCCATGTTGATATGGTGTATATTGCAACCATCTACTATTAGGCAAGTAAACAAACTCATTTGCAGGTAATAAAAATGTAATATATCTATTTCCTGATGTTCCTGAAGTATCTAATTCAGTTGAAGCATCTATAATATCATATGTATGTGATGCACCACCATTGTTCTTCCATGCTTGTAATCTTAA